GTTCAGGATCGGCCGGCGCCAAGATTGTGGGTGGCATTCTGCTGGTGGCCGCATCGTTTGCGGTGCCGGGCATTGGCCTGGCGGCCTTGGGGCCCACCCTGTTTGGCGCCGGCATGAGCCTGGCCCTGGGCGGTGCCGCCCAGCTGCTCACACCCTCAACCCCCACTCCAGATCGCAACCGTGACCCCAAAGAAACCAACTCCTACTCGGTATCAGGGGTGCAGTTGACCTCAAGGGAGGGCACGCCCGTCAACATCCCAAGGGGCCGCATCGTCATGGGCGCCATCGTCATCTCAGCCGGCATCTCCACAGACGAGCTGCCCGGGGCGGGCGCCAACAAGCGATCAATGACCCTGGTCGAAGCGATCCAGGCGACGGGCAAGCGATGAGGTTGATCCCCGTAGACAGCCTGGTCAAGCTGCCGCCATGGCCAGTGATCCGGGGGGCTGGCATCGGTGGCCAAAAGCAGGCCCAGGCCAGCCGGGGGGCCGCCACCGCTCCGGACACCCTCAACTCCACCCAGTACGCCCGGCTGCTGCTGCTGCTCGGCGAGGGCGAACAAGAGGGCTGGCCGTCGGCCAGGGGCTATACGCGGGGCAGCAAGGCTTATGAAACCGCTCTGCTGAAAGATATTTATATCAACAAAACGCCAATTCTTAAGGCATCGGCAGATCCAAATAATCCGAAAACCACTGATTTTAACTTTCTAGGCGTTGTTGTTGAGCATCGCTATGGGACTGTTGACCAGTCATCAATCAAAGGGTTTGATGCAACCGAATCACAGCGAGCGGTTGGGTTGCCGGTAACAGCAGCGACACCGCTGACACGCACAATTACAGATCCAGCAGTAACTGCAGTGAGGATTACCCTCAGCTGGCAGGCATTGCAGCAGTATTACGATCCCAAGAATAAGGTATCAAAATCATTGACTTCAAGCATTTTGCAAGGTGGCGTCAAGTCACCGCAGGAGGGTGATGTCATTGCAGTGGAGGTCAAGTATCAGATCCAAGTGGCAACCGCCGGTGGCAGTTTCAAAACCGTGGTAGATACATCTGTGAAAGGCCGTTCTGGCGATCAGTTTCAACGCAGCCATGAAGTCGAAATCTATGGCCCCTTCCCCGTAAGTGTGCGAGTTGTGCGAATCACTCCAGATTCAAACAACTCCAAAGTAAACGACACAATGGTTTGGAGTGACTATACAGAATTGATTTATGCAATGCTTAGATACCCATATTCAGGATTGTTGGCGTTGCAACTTGACGCCAAGTATTTCAGCTCCTGGCCGCAAATATCTGTAGACCGGTTAGGTGTCAAAATCCCAATTCCTGACAATGCAACCGTCGAGCAATCGACTGGCCGGTTGATTTATTCCGGCATTTGGACGGGCAATTTTGCCGAAGCTCAATGGACGACCGATCCTGCCTGGCATTTCTTCGACCAGGTCACCCATCCACGCTATGGGTTCGGCCATCGCTGCCCGCCTGGATCCGTCGATAAGTTTGCTCTGTATTCAATATCTAAATATTGTGCAGAACTTGTGTCTGATGGCAGGGGCGGTTTTGAGCCGCGTTTTGCCTGTTCAGTCAACATCCAGAGCAGCGAAGACGCATACAACCTGATCAATCAGATGGCCAGTGTCTTTCGAGGCATGCCCCATTGGGGCAATGGCTCGGTAACTGTCACGCAAGATGCCCCTGGCGATGCAATCGTCACCGTATCAAATGCAGACATATCGCCAGAAGGCTTTCGCTATGTAGGCTCCAGCCTGCGGGAGCGCCATACCGTGGCAGTTGTGCGGTATTTCAACAACGAGAAACAAGACTATGATTTTGTAACGGTTCAAGATAAAAAGGCAATTCAACTATATGGAGCAAAGGTCGCGAATATCGACGCTTTTGCCTGCACATCACCCGGGCAGGCCCAGCGTGCCGGCGAATGGCTGCTTTACACCGAACAATACGAATCAGAAGTTGTGATGTTTGAAGGCACCGTGGCTCTTGGGGTGGAGCTTCGGCCTGGCCTGCGGTTCAGAGCAGCTGATCGGCTCAAAAGCGGCGTAAGGCGAGCTGGCAAAACCATTGCAGGCACAACGACCAGCCTTACTGTTGATGACGCAACCCAGACCGATCTGCCGACCGGGGCAGATGCAACGATCACCGCCAAGCTGGTGGATGGAAGTCTGGAGACCCGATTCATTGGTTCTATCAGCGGTGTGGTTGTTACACCAGCCTTGCCATTTTCGGCAGCGCCATTGATTGGTGGCACCTGGTCAATCGACAACAACGCTATGCGCACAAGCCTGTGGACGGCCATTAGCATTACTGAAGGCAGTCGGACAAAATATATGGTTTCTGCATTGCGCCATAATCCAAGCAAATATGACTACATAGAGCGTGATATTCCATTAGATCTGCAAGTGTTTGCACCCCTTGAAATCAAGCCACCGGCGGCACCCTCCAGCGCAACAGCCATCGCCGTGGTGAATCCAGCCACACGGCAAACCGATATGCACCTCTCCTGGGAGGCCATCCCCGGGGCAGTCGAGTATGAGGTGGCGGTGCGCACCGTATGACCAGCAACTGGCAGATCTACAGAACCACAACGCCATCAATCGTGCTGCCGGGGGTGGCCGATGGGAGATACGAGATCCAGGTGGTGGCGATTGACGCCTTTGGCAACCGCTCTGACCCCTTTGTGCCCCCCACCCAGGAGGTGGACCGATCGGCAACCGGCGTCATCGGCATTGATGGCGGCGTCGAGCGGGTGATGGATGCGGCCGTGGTGGCCCTGGGCGAATGGGTGGTGCAGGCCAGCTGGGCACAGGTCGACAACGATTCGTTGAACGTGGCGATCCGGCATTCGCCGGACATATCAGGCGCCAGCTGGTCAACCAGCAACCCTCTGGTCAAAGGGGAGACTTCCAATGCCGAGGGGCAGATGCTGTTGCCGGCGTTGACGGGGACGTACCTCTTTCGCCATCAAAATGGCAGCGGTGCTGTTTCTGCCACAACATCAGTGGTATTTCATGCACCAAAAACGGCGATGGAAGTCGTTGCCACAATTGATGAAGCCGCAACAGGATTCACTGGTGTCAAAAGGAATTGTGCCTTTGATGCCTCGATTCAGGCCCTGCGATTAAACGATGAATATTGGGACGACCTTGCGTTGGATGGTGACTTTGATGCGTTGCCAGGGCCAATTGATAACTATGGCGCACCAAGGGTTGATACAACAACATGGGATGAATTAGCAGATGACGGCAATTTTGATGGATTACCAGGCCCTATTGACGACTACGGTTTTGACAGTAGGCAGGCAACTTATTACTTTGCCAATGATTTTGACGCAGGTGCTGTCAAGGATCTACAGTTAAGCCGCATAATTCGATCCCGATGCAGGTTGGTTGCATCGACATGGGATGCACTTCTGGGCCCAGTTGATGAAATTTTGAGCATTGACAATGAAACAGCGGAAAGCGGCATTGTTCGATTGGAATATCAAGATTCAAACGATGCTTTGAGTTCTGGCCTGGCAGGCAGTTGGTCGGGCTGGAAGCCGCTGAGCCGCAGCATAGTCCGGGCGCGATCGGTACGGTTTCGAGCTCTGCTTTCAGTTGCTGATATAAACCAAGACGTTGTGGTTTCTTCACTTGCTGTTGAAGTAGCTGTGGCAGCTACATCTGCAGGAGGCTTCAATACATTGGGGCCAGGCCTAAGCATTACAGATGGGCAACTGAATGCCGCGTTCCTGCCCGTAATTGATGTACCACTAACCCTTAATTATGCTGCCACCGTGAATTTAGACATGACTGCTTTAGCTGGCAAAATGCTCACCCTCAACCTTGGTGGCAATGTTACATTCACCACAAGCAATCGAAGCGCCGGCAAAGAAGTAGCAATACGAATCATCTGCGATGGTGCGACTCGCGCATTCACATTTCCTGGCTGGATTTTTACTCAGTCTCCGGCCACGGGGCCATCAAGTATCGCAGCAGGCAAGACAGGGATTCTGAGCGTCCGTTGCTGGGGGCCAGCCGACGGCGACGCCACAGCCGTTTATGCGGTGCAGGGATGAGAGGATTCAGCTTTCGAGATCAAGCGTTTTTGGGCAGCGTTGGTGCGAGGCCTGAACCATCTGTGCTGACGTTTACAACGGCCTCCATTGTCTATGTGCCAAATCCAAACATCTCCGGTAACACCAGGCCCTTACAGTTTAACCCATCCGGCGGATCATTGAACACAGGCGCAACGCCTAATCTAAGAAATTTCATATACAAAGACTTGGCGTGTGACGACATTTCTGTTGTTTGGATGCCTTCAGGGCAGTCCTTATCTGCGGCTGTGGACTATGGCAATAGTAGCGCAGGGCTTTCCAACACTAGCCAAAGAGCACAGCGATTTGATTATTTTTTTAACACATCAACGTCATCCGAAGCCGGCCCGCCAGTTGTCTATACATGGACAAACAGATTTGACCTAAGCTTTGGTGCTTTCTACCTTGAAGGACCATACAGCTTTTGCGGATCCGAAAACGTTGTCAATTTGGTCAGTGCCACGTCAACCGGAATCGCACAATTCACCGGAAGCGGCGGAGGGTGGCTAAATAGAAACTCATTGACGAGCAGCGCCTATAACATTGTCTTTGGTGTGTCTGGCAAGACTGGCACACTCCAATACACTGCGGCTACCGATGTGCAGGCCACGGGCAATCAGATCAGCGGCGGGACAATTACCATTAACATAAATCCGTAGACTGAAAACCTAGTTCATTGCTCTTTTAAAAATGGCCCAGCACGATTTTACGATTGATAGTACCAGTGGGTTTTCTCTTCGGTTAGATATGCAAAGTGCCCTACAGGCATTGGCTACACAAAATTCTGGTTCCACGCCGCCACCGGTTACCTACCCATTTATGCGGTGGCCAGACGCAGGATCGGGCCTAATGAAAGAGAGGAATAGCAACGATACAGACTGGAATGTTTTGGGACTACTTAACAGCAACGGCTACAATTACTGGTATAGGCTAAGTGCTGCACTTGCAGGGGCAAACGTCAACACTGCTCAGAATCTGCTGGGAGTAGGTGTCACGTTGGCCGCCGGCACTTACGAATTCGAGATTTTGTTCAGCTTGCTCAAGACGGCAGGCACCACGGCGCACACCTTGGCAATCGGGTTTGGTGGCACGGCCGTGCTGAGCAACATCGCCTACCAGCTGGTCTATCGATCACTGGACGGCGGCAGCTTCCCACCGGCAGCGCTTAGCCCGGCCTTCACGACCTGGCTGCAGACTGCCACCCCTGCGGTGATCTCCGGTTCCCTCACCAGCGCCAGCGCCAGTCACCACGGCTCGATCCGTGGGACTGTAACCATCAGCACTCCCGGTACTTTCACCCCCCAATATCTGCTCTCGGCGGCCCCGGGTGGCGCATACACCACCGGCGCAGGGGCCTTCATGCGAATTGCCCCAATCCAAACCCGGGCAGCCGACTGGTCTTGACGATTTCCAGATTTGCTTAACCTGAGCAAACACAAGTCATGCAATGGGCGTCGGCGAAACAATTGCCCTGGTTGCCGTAGGTCTTACGGGCATAGGAATGCTTGGGGCAGGGGTGAAATCAGCAATTGAGGCTTTGTGGAGCATTTCCAAAGGCCTGGGGAATTTCGAAGGGAAAATTCTAGAAATATTGAACCGCCATGATAGAGAATTGGAAAGTCTAGACAAACGATTTAGAAGTGTAGAGGAAAAAGTTCGATGAAACGCTATCAGATCGTGTGTTTGGCGTTTGTGGGGTTATTCCTTGCGATTAGCGCAAGCCACGCCTCTGTGGGTTGGTTGCGTTGTACACAAAGTCATGGGGGGCTAGCTTGCAGATCCTTTCAGTCTGATGCCATGGCTGGTTGGAGTATGGTCGCCAACGTATTGCAAGGAATAGCGTTCAAAGCGGAATAAAATTATCATTGGATCTTTTTGGAAACTTTGATTAAAATAAACTCATCGTTTGGGAAAGTTTCAGTTTTGCCATCGGCATAGGTCACATCAAACTCGGCCTCATAAACGCCGCTTGAGTTTCCCGTTTGCCATGAATACTCCACCGTGGGCGTATTCTTTGCAATTACAACTGCTGCAGAAGCGTTAATCAACGTAGCCCCACCAAGCGAGGCTAAGTTGCGCATTTGAAACATCACTGATGCCCCCGTCAGATCCACCGTTGGCGGGAAGAGCTCATATCGGATGGCGGGCGATGTGTCGCCCTCCTTGATGTAAAACGTTTCCATCCGAACCTCAGATTACAATGCGCCCGCCACGGCGTGATATAGCCAGCCTACCGCCATTCGCTGGATCGCCAGGGAAGGCAAAGCGGGTGGAAATCATGGACGGTCCGTATCCAATCACCGTAGCCCCCCCTGCAGCTGTGCCCGCAGCACTGGCAATGGCCGCGCCCTGCCCCGCTGCCGTGGCCACTCCAGAGGCAGCCCCGGCAACGGAGAGAATCAGCGCGACCTGGGCCTGAACCGTAGCCGCGCCTGCCGCTGATCCAGCAGCAGCTGCAATGGCCGCACCCTGCCCCGCTGCCGTGGCCACTCCAGAGGCAGCCCCGGCAACGGAGAGAATCAGCGCGCTCTGTGCCTGCGCCGTGGCCGAACCGGCGGCCGATCCTGCACCCGCAACAATTCCACCGCCCGACGGGCTTTGGCCAGCCGCCGTGGCCGCGCCAGCCGCCGATCCAGCGGCTGCGGCGATGGCCGCGCCATGCCCAGACACGGCAGCCGCACCGATTGAAGCCCCGGCCCCGGCTGCCACCGAGCCTGCAACAGAGCCATCGCCGAGCACCGTTGCCGTGCTGGATGCCGTTCCAGTCGCAGCGGCAACGGCCTGGCCTTGCCCGGATGTTGTTGCGACACCTGCCGACAACCCTGAGGCGGATGCCACCGATCCGCCAATACCACTTGTCTCTGCAAAACCCGCGGCCGATCCAGTGGCGGCGGCGATGGCCTGGCCTTGCCCGGATGCTGTGGCACTACCTGCTGACGATCCGGTCGCAGATGCGAAAGACTCGCTCTGTGCCAGAGCGGTGGCAGTGCCCGCTGAAGAACCAGCAGCACTGATGATCCCGCCACCGCCCGAAACCACAGGCGACCAGATCGCAACCCTTCCGCCAAACCCCTTCTGGGCTGTCAGCGTGCCGGTCAGGGTTGAAACAAAAACCCGCCCGCCGTAGCCTTTCTGGGCTGCCAGCGTCATCAGGTCACCGTGATGGCTTCGAGGTATCCGTTGAAGGTGGTGCCGCCCCAGGCGACTACATCAAGGCAGATGATCTGCGTCCCGCTGCCCGTGGGGGACAGCGAAAGGCTCACCGTCTCCCATGTGTCTGCCGCCGCCGCCATCAACGCCCGCCGTTCGGTCGTGATCCCAGGTAATCCCTCGGTGGGCATGTAGCCCAAGCCCAGCGACAACCCGGTATTGTCGCGCCGCATCCGCACGGCAATCGTTGTCGTCACCCCGCACGTGATGTCGAACTTCCCCAAAGGCAGGCGCAGCGGGCCACGGGCCACGGCGTTGCTGCTTGTGACCTGCACGCGCCAGGATGACGCTTGCTTGTCCACCACGGCGGTCTGCCGGGTCATCCGGCCATGAGTGTGGCGCAGCGTGTCATTGCCCGCAATCTTGCCCAGACTTTCGACCGAAAGCAGCCCATCATTGCCGTTGGAGACAAAGAAAATGTCGTTCGCCTCTCTCAGGTCCGCGTTGCGGAGGAGCGCATTGACCCCGAGGTTAACGAAAATCCCGCCAGACTGATTGTTGAGCGTCACCACATCATCCGCACAGATGTAATCGTTTCCGGGGTTGCCGCCCAGGCCGAGGCCATAGCCGCCGCTATTTCGGATGGTGATGCCCCGCACAAAATTGCGGCCCCCGCCATAATTTAGAGACGACAAGTATGTGTAGATGTTTTCCAAAAAGCTACCGTTCGGCTGGTTCGATCCGCCGAGCGCAAGGTTACCGCCCGCCGAATAACAAACATCGGCAGCACTCAGCCCACTTTGGGCGAAGCCGTTGACTGCAAAGCCGCAGGAGGTAAGGAGGCTGTTTTCCACCCGGCACCCGTCACTGCCGGGCAAAGTGTTCCCGCTGAGCGACGTGTTCATGACGAAGTTCCGGAACGTGTGGAAACCAAAACCCCCCGCCGAATAAGTGCGGGACGACAGCATGTACCTGGTCATGCCCGTCCGCGTGGCCATGTCCGATGCCGACCAGCCCCCCGTCCAGACGGTTTGATCCGCAGCGGTCCCGGCCTCGTTGGGCGACCAGATGCGGGGTTCGGTAAACGGGTAACACTGGTGGGCATAGGTGGCCACCGTCTCCGCCGCACCGTCATATCCCCGGCCAGTGGTATCAACACCGTTGTCTTGGTTGCCAGTCCGGCTCAGGACAACGGCTGTGTCAGATGTGACACCCATCACCCCCAGCAACGGCTCGTCGCCGGTGCCGGTGCCGCGCAGGGGCGGGGCCGTGGTGTAGGCGGTCTTGCTGAGCATGGTTGCCAGCGTGATTTCATTCGCACTGCCGGGGGCCCTCGATGCCCAGAGGCAGTTGATCGAAATGGTCGGGGTGCCGGGGTCTGCCGTCGCGCGCAGAGCAATGGAATTGATCGTGCCGATGCTGCCGGTATGGGCGATCAGGCCCGCAAACCAGACGTTATTCGGGCTGTCGGTGAACGGTATCGAGACAACCGGCACATCGCCGGCCGCATCCGAACACAGGTCCAGAAACACCGTCCCCGAAGTCAGCGCAACCGATGTGCGGAACCAGACGTTTGACTGCTGAAACCCGGTCAGGTCCATCGTCAGCGGCCGAAACGCAATCTTGCCGGTGGTAAAGGCCGCACCAACCGTAAAATTCACTGCCGCCGCGCCGATCAGCCGGGTGCTGGACGCTGCATTAAGCGTGACGTTTGCAGCTGCGACCCAGCCCGTGTTCACGGCCAGCGTGTCGATCAACCGCACCACGCCCGCAGGCACCGTGATCGACCGCGCACTTGCCCCGGTGGTCCAGGTGCAGTTACCGATCAGGGTCGGGGCGAGACTTTCAATGAAACGGATTTCGTCGCCCGGTGCCACCCGTGCCGACGTCGGCCCGCTACCGACGGTCTTCCAGCGGTTGGCAAACGACAGGCCGTCGAGGGCGTCGTTCCCGCCGACCGGATCAATAAAGAATGTCGGCATTGTTGCTTAGCCATTGATTTAGTGCGGCGGTACGCAACATTTCATTTTCGGCGATCGGCAGCTTAAATATCGGGGCAGATTCCGTCCCGTCTGGCAGCCGAATCCGTGCTTGCTCCATCACGCCACCACCCGGTGCAGGACCAGCGTAGACCCATCCCAGCAAGGTGACGGATTGCAAAACGGCCCGCGCCAAGCCGACGGATTCCAGTGTTACCTTCACCCCGTGTGCCTCGGCCCAGGACGGAGACCGGAAGGTCTGGGAAAGGATGGCCGCCTTCGTTGCTGGTGAAAGCAATCCCATCGCTTCGACGTGATCAAACATCGCTGCAACCTGGCCTTCATCCATCTCTGGGGAAACCTTCTGGTTTCGATCTACAGCGTCAAGCATGGTCAATATGACGGCAATTGCTTGCGTTGATAATGAAATAGCCGTGTTGTTCGGTGTTAGGTCTGCCGGTATCTCCCCTCGCGCCGCCACGATTCGCAGTGTGGCGAGCTCGCCGGATAGCGCCGCCGGTACCGCAATCTCTGGACAAGAGAAGGGCACACGAACAGCGGGCAGGGACGGGTCCGGGGCGTTTAACACGGCCACAACCTGCGCAGCATCCAGCCCGGTCATGTCTGATTGTTGCAGGCGTTCACTCAACGTCGCCATTTCTCACCCCGACAGGCAGATTTCGCACTCGGCTAGGCATCTGCTGCGAGATAGAAATAATCATCATTCCTCAGTGACTGTGCTGGTCGAAAGTATGCGAGGAGTAACGCCCGGGGCTATCGCAATGGGCGGACTGATCGTTCCTTTGTACAGCACCATGGCCGCGCCTGAAGATGCAACCCCAATCGAAAAATGCGTGGCATTCCCAGTGCCCACCGTACAGTTCGGAAAATCTACATGTGCTGCAGGTGACACCGAGTTGTCCGTCACCGTGAACCCGGCGCTGGATCGCGCACCGCCGACGCGGGCATAGCCGGTGTAGGACACCTCATTGGTGGCCTGCGTGCCTACCTCACCGGGATCGTCCGTGTGCAATGAATAGAACAGCTGCCCCGGCGTTACTGACCCCCGCAATCCGGTCGCGTCACCGATATTGGCGATGGGTTCATTTAGGAACAGGTGCCGCAGCACGGCGTTTTCAAAGGCATTCGATTTGGACATTTTGATCTCCTGTTTTTAGCGGCACGCCGCGTCGATGTAAGAAGGAGGACCTAGGGCGTCCCGTGTTGCCTCCGGTTTTTGCGGCGACCAGGTCTACAGCATTTTACCGGTTCCTGCCCAGCTGGGCAGGGCATCTACCGGCCAGGGACGCAACGGCAGCCCATTCCTTTAGAAGACCAAGACCCCGGTGGGCTAACTTCGGACCGAGCAAGTCACAAACTAGGCACCAGCCAGACCAAATCCGTTGCCTGGCCTAGCTATTGCTCAAACTCATAATTCGCCTTAGCCGAGTTCGATCCTCGGGACCCCCATCCCGAAAACGATAGTCAGGACAAGGGATCTTATCCAGCGGTGGCCAGCCAGCTGGGCATTCAGAGGGCACAAAAAGGCCTAAAAAGGCCATTAAGGGGCCAAAGTAGGCACGCTTTTAGGCACGGCCGATGCCTCCCAAGGACCCGTATCTCGCCCGAGTCAACCGGGCCCTCCGTGCACTCGGAGCCAGCGTGTCGATAGAGGTCTCGCCGTCCGGCGGCCGGCTGCGGTTGCGGGGCACCCTGCCAACGGCAGATGGCACCTGGAAGCAACGCCGGATCGCCACCGCCTTTCCCTATCCAGCCGGGATTGACCACGCCCGGGAGCTGGCCGAGCAGCTGGGCCAGGACATCGAGCTGCATCGCCGCGGCCTTCAGCCGTTCCCTTTTGACCGCTGGGCCCAGGCTGGTGCCGGATCGAGCAACTGTGCTGCCCGGGAAAGCATCAGCGGGCATGAAGCGATTCGGCGGACCGAGATCTGGTGGCACGAGCGGCGCCAGCGTGGCCCGAAATCGGCGGTGAGCTGGGCGACT